GTCAACTGGCTCTTATTTCATCGTACAAAGTGTAGGTTCAGATTTCGGTGTTAGTGCAATAGCTATAGAAAAAGCTATTAACGACGCTTTAACATCAAACCCAGGAGGTAGAGTTGTTGAAATCACACCAGCTGGTATGGAAGGTGTTTTAGATACGATCACAAACCCAAGTTAGAAATGGTAGACACAGTTAGCAAGGGGTTAAACATCCCTTGCAGTTGTGCTGCTAGAAAAGAAACATTAAACAAGATATTACCTTATAAAAAATAATATATGGCATTTAAACTGGACAACCCACCTTATTCAAGTGATAATACACCTATATATAGGGTTGATATGGAGAATGGTGTTCTAGGTAAAGCCAATAATAACGGTACCATAATACTAAACAATAATCTAAATGCTAATCAAGAACGAGACGTTATAGACCACGAAATGGTACATATAGATCAAATGAGACGTGGTGACTTAGACTATGACAATAATTACGTATACTGGAAAGGTAAAAAATATTCAAGAGCACAGATGAGCGAAGGTTCTCCAAATTTAGCCTGGGAAAAAGAGGCGTATAATAAAACAAAGAAAAAATAAATAAATTATGGCTTACAAACAATCACCAGGTAGAATGAATATGCCTAAAACTGGACAAGGAATACCAAGTGTATTAACTATGCCAAACCTAGATCCAAAAGAACCAAAACCAAGTAATGTAAAATACGGTGCTTTAGAGAAGACCTCTAGCACGAACGCTAGCGGTAGAACTACAGTTACTGTAACTCAACCTTTTTCGTCAAATGGTAAAAAAACTAGCAAAAGTTATAAAGAGTTTGCAAAAGAAGGTGGAGACGTAGCAGCGGCAAAAAAGTTTAATGCTGGTAAATCAGGCTCTAGAACAACAACTTATTCGTATGGTGGAAACAAGCCAGCGGGTATAAAGCCAGTTTCAACAAGCACGCCTAAACCTAAAATTGACTTAAGCAAAAAACCATCTATTGCTAAAGATTACGGTAGTTTTACATTTGGATCAAATATGCATAATATGAATTTTGGTGGGCACAGTACATACGGGAGAACAGCAGCTGGCGAAACACCTAAGTTTAGTCAGTCGTATACGGAATCTCCAAAAAATCCGATGTCAGGTAAGCCTAATATAGCTACGTCTAGAAAGATCACAGCGAGAGAGAATCAACTTATGAAATCAAATTTTTACAAAGGAGCTAATCCATACAATATTGGAGAAAAGAAGTTCGAGCAGCATTTACAAAACATCGAAACATTTGAAAAAAGAAAAAACGATAAAAAGTTCGCTAGACAAGAATTAATTAAGTCAAGAAAAAAAGCTAGAAAATAGTGAAAAAAATATTAGAATTTTTCAGCACTAAAGTTTTCAAACAAGTTGGTGATGTGGTTGATAACCTATTCACTAGCGAAGAAGAAAGACTCAATGCTAGAAATGAAATATTTAAAGTACTACAAGATGCTCAGTTAGAGTTGCAAAAAATGCAGACTGAGATTATTGTAGCTGAAGCTAGCGGTAATTGGCTACAGAGAAGCTGGAGACCAATACTAATGCTTTCATTTGGTTTTGTAATAATATATACTAAGTTCATATCACAGTTATCTGTACATTTAGTAACACCTACATTAGAGCCTCAATTCTGGAGTTTACTAGAAATAGGTATTGGAGGTTATGTAATAGGTAGAAGTGGTGAAAAAATCGTGGACAAGCTAGGGCCACTATTCAATAAAAATAAATAAAAAATAAATAATGGGACAATACGCAAATCAACCAGATTTCGCTACATCAGCTGAGACTGTAGTAGTTGGTACAACAAATGTAGAGAGCAGTGCGCTTTATATTGGAACAGGTGGTGACATAGAAGTAACTGCAATAGGTAGTTCTTCTTCAGTGGTGTTTAAAAACATACCTGATGGATCTTTCCTACCTGTCATAGTTAGCTCTATCACAGCAGGTGTAAACACTACTGTATCGGACATTGTAGCTATAAAATAATATGGGACTTGGTCTAGGACTAGGCGTATGGTGGCCTACACAATCTTCACTTATACCAGGCTTGATAAAAACTTTATGTGTAAGATCCACATATTGTGAAAACAAGACCTGCACCACAGCTATACTTCAAAAACTAGAAAACTGTAAATCATAATGAGTAACTTACTGAAAGACGCCTCAATACTTTTAACCCCTACCGCATACGACAATGGTAGCATGCATGCTATTAAGCCAGAAAATGGAGATGGAGATTTTGACTTTCAAAGAAATTCTGCTGCGACCCGAGTTAATGCACAAGGTTTAGTAGAGAATGTACAGATAATCAGTCCAGAGTTAGTTTCAAATGGTAACTTTTCAGAGATAGGTGCAGAAGAAGTTTTAAATGGAAACTTTTCACAAGAAGGAAGTGAGTTAGTTACAAATGGTGATTTTGCTACAGATAGTGATTGGATTAGTTCTGATATTAATGGATTTAGTATAAGTGGCGGTAAATTAAATTTATTAGATGTTGCATACGCAAAATCGGTTCTTCAAACTAATGTCGCAACGGTAGGAAAAACATATAAAGTTACTCTTGAAATAAGTGATTATGTAAAAGGTTCAGTTAGAATTATTTTAGGTGGTTCTGTTACATCAACACAATCCTCTAATGGTGTTTTTACATTTTATGTAACTGCTTTAGCAGATGCAAATATTGGTATTCAGACTTTAGGTGGAGGTGGTACAACCCTATCAATAGACAACGTTTCAGTTAAAGAAGTAGGACAAGATTGGAATTTAGGTGGAGATTGGACTATTGGTGAAAATAAAATTATTCACCCTGCAGGCTCTAGCCCTGAATATTCTACTCAAGATAATGTATTAACTATTGGAAAAGATTATACTTATTCTGTAGAATTGCTTACAGGAAATGGTACAAATTTCGCTCAATTATACGTAGCGGGTGTTGGAGCAATTGCTGCCTTTACTAATGGGGCTGGAGTTTATACAGGTTCTTTTACCGCACAAGGTACAAATATTCGAATTAGAGCACTTGGTGCTGATATAGATGTTGAAGTAACAAACATATCAATTAAAGAAGTTGGGCAAGATTGGACGTTTGGTACTGGTTGGAGTGTAGACCAAGCTAATAGTAAGGCTGACGCAACAGATGCTGCATTTAACTCACAACTTGCTAACAGTGCTGCTATTGGAGCAAGTAAAAAATATAAAATATCTTTTGATGTTTCAAACTATGTAAAAGGAAATGTTATTGTTAAAATTGGTAACACCTCAAGCGCAACGGTTTCAAGTAATGGGAGTTTTACATTTACTTTAACTTCAGCAAATACATCTTCTTTTCAAATTGCAACTTGGGCTGGTAGTGGAACTACTTTATCTGTAACAAACGTATCAATTAAAGAAATAACAGACGATACAAACATACCAAGAATAAACTACGAGGGTTTCAGTTATCAAGATGTTTTAGGAAGTGAGGAAATTGTAAATGGTGATTTTGAAAATGGAAGTGCTAATTGGAGTTTGTCTGATTCAACTGTTTTGAATGGAAAATTAAATATATCAACTACATCTATAAACAATACTGCTCAACAGTCAATAACAAATCTCATCATAGGAGCGAGTTATAAAATAGAGTACAATATAAATAGTATTTTAACTGGTGGACTTGTTGTATATGAATCATCACATAGTAGACCAGCTTATGAAACAAGTGCTGGTGTATATTCAAACACATTTATTGCAACTGCAGCAACTCAAACAATAAATGTCAGAACATCTGGAGCAACAACTGCAACAATAGACAACGTATCTGTAAAAGAATATCTTGGTCAAGAAGTAGTACCAGATAGTGGTTGTGGAAGTTGGTTATTAGAGCCACAGAGTACGAATTTGTTGCCTTATAGTGAGGATTTTAGTCAATGGACTAGTTACATAACAACTCCAACATTAAATTCAGCAACTTCTCCAAGTGGTGATGTAAATTCAGCTAAATTAACATCTACTGGAGTTTATGGAAGTTTTAGTTTAAATATTTCTAAATCTAGCTCTGCTTTAAACTACACTCAGAGTGTTTTTGTTAAGGCAATTAATTATACTGTTGTGAATCTTATTTCTTATGGCTCATCAAGTGCTAATAGAGCTCAAGTATCTTTTGATTTGTCAGATGGTAGTGTATCCTCAGCAGCCTCTGTTAATGGTGCTTATTCTAATCCATCTGAATCTATTGAAGATTATGGTAATGGTTGGTATAGAATTTCTCTATCATTTACCTCTGATGCTTCTGTTGAAGTAAGACCACATATTCAATTTCCAGTTCAAATGACTAATGATGATTATGTTTTACTATGGGGAGCGCAACTAGAAAACCAATCTTATAGCACCTCCTACATACCAACTAACGGAGCAACAAACACTAGGCTACAAGATATTGCAAACAATAGTGGTAACTCTAGTTTAATAAATAGTACAGAGGGTGTATTTTATGCTGAAATAAAAAGGGATACATCTGCTAATACATTTCATTTAATTTCATTAAACAACGCATCCTCTAATAGTGATGCAAATTCTGTTGCTATTGGAGTTAATGGTTCTGATTTATTTTATGTGAGAGTAAAAAGTCCAAATGGTTCTTATACAAATCAAGGCATACCAATGTCTATTGGTGATTTTCATAAAGTAGCAATAAGATATGAGCAAGGAAATATAGGGTTATTTATAGATGGCACGAAAGAAGGTACTTTTACTGGTGCTTGGTTGTTTACACTGCCATTAGATAATTTATCCTTTGATTACAACGGAAATGGGTCTTTAAAATTCTTTGGAAAAACCAAAGCACTAGCAGTTTACAAAGAAGCATTAACAGATGCAAATCTAAGATGCCTTACATATCCAAATCCAGTTGCAACAACATTTGATTTAGACTTTGATACTATTGCAGAGCAGTTTACTTTTACTAGAGGCTCAGAAGCTACGTTTGTAAATGAACAAGGGTTAATTGAAAGTACAAATCAAATAGGTCCAGAATTGGTGACTAATGGAGATTTTGCTACAGATAGTAATTGGACTAAGGGTACTGGATGGACTATTAGTGGAGGCAGTGCAAACTATGATGGTGTAAATGCATATCAATTATTAAGACAAGGAACTGCAAATGGTGTCGTGGGAAAAACTTATCTTGTAAAATATGATGTTATTAATAATAGTGGAGTTGGTGGCATATATGCTAAATTTGGAGGTGTTAATTTAAGCGGCTATAATCAAAATAATGGAAGTTTCGAGTTTTATGCTACAGCAGTCTCAACAGATTATATAAGATTTACACCACAATTAAATTTTACTGGCTCAATAGACAACGTATCTGTAAAAGAAGTAATATCTGCAACTAACACACCAAGAATAGATTACTCAACTGGTGCAGAGGCATTCTTGTTAGAGCCGCAGAGTACGAATTTGGTAACAGATAGTCAAAACTATAACAGCACTTATTGGAGTAAGCAAAGTGGTGTTTTATCAGATGGAGGTGTTGGTTTATTTTATTTAAGCCCAACTTCTAATGTTATTAAGTATGAGGTAACACAAACTCAATACAATCAAATGTATTACAAGTTGCCATCAGGTGTAACAATAGGAAACACATATACGCAACAAGGATATGTAAAATGTGACGATGCACCTTATATACATTTTCAAATACACGCATTAAGTGGTAGCGCTTATATTGTTTGGGATAACGTAAATAATACAGTTATATCCGCAGACCCATCTATTGATAGCTATAATATTAAATCCTTAAGCGATGGTTGGGTAAAGGCTGAAATAACTTTTACCGCAGCAGTCTCAAGTATATATGCTTCATTAAAAACTTATTTTTCAACAAGCTCAACATCAAATTGGGCGGGTGTTTCGGTTGGAACAATAGCTTATCAAACTTTTGTTCAAGTAGAAAACCTACCCTACGCAACTTCATACATCCCAACATCGGGAGCATCAGCTACACGTAATCAAGAATTATGTAACAATGCAACACCAGTTATTAATAGCGAGGAAGGAACATTGTATGCTGAGATAGCAGCTTTGGCAAATGATAGTACTTTTAGAATGATAAATATTTCAGACGGAACACTTGACAATAGAGTAGAAATAAGCTATTCAAATACAGATAATTTGATGAGAGTTATTTGTTATGTAAATGGTGTAACAGTAGCAACTAAAAGTAATATATCGGCAAATATTTTAAATTTTAATAAAATAGCCTTTAGTTATAAAGAAAATGATTTTAAAGCATATCTAAACGGAGTAAATGTTTTTACAGATACAAGTGGTGCAATTTACCCACCTAATACACTTAATAGAGTTGATTTTGGTATACCATCAGTAAGTGGTTTTGATTTCTTCGGTAACACTAAAGGTTTAAAATATTATCCAAAAGCATTAGCAGACGTACAATTAGAAGATTTAACAACAATATAATTATGAATATTTATAAAACAGTATTTGATACAGAACAACAAGGTAAAGACGTTTTAATACAAAAAGACGTTTGGCAAGAAGTAACAGAAGAAGGTGTTACATCAATGCGGTATATCAACGGAACAAAAGCAGTTGTTTATATTGGCAAGGTGGTAAAAACACCTGGTACTTATGACCCAGATGGAAAGGAAATAACACCTCCAATTTATTACGATGGTGTTGCTTATGATATTATGAGTACAGATGACTTAGACTTCGGAAGTAATGAAGTTTACCCAGGAGATGCTTCAGCACATCAATTCTATGGATTTCCAAGAAACGCAGAAGTTCAACCACCTATTGAAGAAGAAGAAGTAATTTCAGAATAAATAGTGTAACTATATATAAAAAATAACCAATCAAATTAAATAAAATGGGAAAATTAACAGATGAACAATTAAAATCAGTAAAAGAATCACAAGGAAAGATCAACAACATATTAGTTGAAATAGGTTTCTTAGAGTCTAAAAAAGCTGAATACTTAGGTATGCATTTTGAAGCTGCAAAAGCTCTAGAGGAAATTAAGTCAGAGCTAAAAGAGCAGTATGGTGATATCACTGTAAACCTAATTGATGGGTCTTTTGAGAAGGTAGAGGCTAAGGAAACAAAAACTCTTCAAGTAGCTGAATAGTGAGTTCTATTATAAGAAAAATAAGTATAGGTTCAGACTATAAGAACGATGCAATGCATTACTCTGTAGGTCAAGAAGTATATGGCGGTCACAAGATAGCTTATATACTGCTGAGCGAAGAAGATAACTCTTATAATATACACATCAAAAAAAACAATGAGGTAATGCCGTGGAAGAAGTTTAATTCTAATATGGCAATATCCATTGAATACGATCTTCAGTATTAATGAGAAGTGTATATGACTTTATTGTAGAGCCAATAGGAGAGAGATACGACAACGAGTTAAAAATAGGTGATAAGAAATTAGTTTTAAATTCTAAAATAGAAAGTCACAAGTTTATAAATAATAAAGCTAGAGTGATATCTGTGCCAATAGCCTTCAAAACCCCCATAAAAATAGGTGATGAGGTTATTATTCACCACAATGTATTTAGAAGATACTATAACCAAAAAGGTAAAGAGGTAAATAGTAGTAAATACTTTAAAGATAATAAATATTTTTGTCAATTAGATCAAATATATTTGTATGGCAAAGATAACTCGTGGAAACCTTTTAATAATAGATGCTTTGTAGCGCCTGTACTTAATAAGGATGAGTTAGAGCTAAAGAAAGATAAAAACCATATTGGAATACTAAAGTATGGTAATAGTTCCTTAGAAGCTCTTAAAATAAACGAAGGAGATGTTATAGGCTTTACACCTAACAGCGAATTCGAATTTGTCGTTAACGATGAATTATTATATTGTATGAAATCAAAAGATATTGTAATTAAATATGAGCACGAAAAAAACCAAGCTCAGTATAATCCAAGCTGGGCAAAGAGCAGTTGAGGAGTTAATAAAAGTAGCTAAAGAACCTATAGTAGATTCAGGTGATGATATAACTGCTGATAGATTAAAGAACGCTGCAGCTACAAAGAAGCTAGCAATATTTGACGCTTTTGAAATACTAACACGTATAGAAGAAGAGAAAAGTATGATAAATGATACTGACAATGCTAAAGAAAAACCTTTTAGAGGTTTTGCAGAAGGGAGATCTAAATGATTTACGAGCAGACATTAGTAAAAACGCTAGACGATTATATTAAGCCATCAGTTGTAAAAAAGAATAACAGACATAAAAAGTGGAGTTATGGTTACAACGCTGATCACGATATAGTTATAATAAGTAAAGACGGTACTTTAGGTGAAGTAGTACAAATACAAAACCTAGTTATAGGTTTGCCATCTGAGCCTGAAAAAGTTTACAAGCGTTCAAACAAGAGAGCAGAGCAGAAATGGGAAAAGTTAAATTATCCTAAAGAGCTATTAAAAATAAAAAGCGTGTTTGACTGGGAGAAATATCCTAACGCATTTAAAGAAAAATGGTATGACTATATTGATGAAGAGTTTAAAAGACGTGAAGAAGGTTTTTGGTTCAAAAATAATGGTGTTGCTAATTATATTACTGGCACTCACTATATGTTCTTGCAGTGGTCCAAGATTGATGTTGGGGCAGCAGACTATAGAGAATCAAACAGATTATTCTTCATATTCTGGGAAGCTTGTAAATCAGATGTACGTTGCTACGGAATGTGCTATCTTAAGAACAGACGGTCAGGGTTTTCTTTCATGGCATCAAGCGAAGCGGTTAATCTCGCTACAATATCCACAGACTCAAGGTTCGGAATTTTATCAAAATCTGGTCAGGATGCGAAAAAAATGTTTACTGATAAAGTGGTACCCATCTCAGTTAATTATCCCTTCTTCTTCAAACCAATCCAGGACGGTATGGACAGGCCGAAGACGGAGCTCGCCTATAGAGTCCCAGCCTCGAAACTTACCCGTAAGAAACTCGACGAAGGTATTGCTTCCGAGGAGAGGCAAGGTCTTGATACCACGATCGACTGGAAGAACACCGGGGACAACTCGTACGATGGGGAAAAACTAAAGATATTAGTACACGATGAAAGTGGTAAATGGGAAAGACCTGACAATATATTAAATAACTGGAGGGTTACAAAAACATGTTTACGACTAGGTAAAAGAATTGTAGGTAAGTGTATGATGGGTTCAACATCAAATGCTTTAGATAAAGGTGGTGCTAATTTTAAAAAATTATATTATGCTTCAGACGTCAGGGAGAGAAACCGCAACGGACAGACTAGCTCAGGACTATATTCTTTGTTCATACCTATGGAATGGAATTACGAAGGATTCATCGATGCTTATGGAATACCTGTATTCGATACGCCAAGTGAAAAGATTAAAGATCCAACCGGTGAATTAATACCCACAGGAGTAATAGAGCATTGGGAAAATGAAGTTGATGGTTTAAAAAACGATCAAGATGGTTTAAACGAATATTATAGACAGTTTCCAAGAACTGAGAAACATGCTTTTAGAGACGAAGCTAAATTATCTTTATATAATCTAACTAAGATATACGAGCAAATAGATTACAATGAAGAGGTTAGAAATAAAAGTTTAGTTACAAGAGGTAGTTTTCAGTGGAGAGGTGATGTTAAAGATACTGTCGTTGAATTTAGACCAAACAGTAATGGTAGGTTTTATGTGTCTTGGGTTCCATCAATGAACTTGCAAAACAACGTTATTGTTAAAAATGGCCTTAAGTATCCAGGTAATGAGCATATTGGTGCTTTTGGATGTGATAGTTATGATATATCGGGTACAGTAGATAAAAGAGGATCTAACGGAGCTTTACATGGTTTAACTAAATTTAATATGGACAACGCTCCATCTAATATGTTTTTCCTTGAATATATAGCTAGACCTCAGACAGCTGAGATATTCTTTGAAGATGTACTAATGGCTTTACATTTCTATGGTATGCCTATATTAGCAGAGAATAATAAACCTAGGTTATTATATTATTTAAAAAGAAGAGGTTATAGAAACTTCTCTATAAATAGACCTGATAAAGCATACAATAAATTGTCAGTGACTGAAAAAGAAATAGGTGGTATACCAAACTCTAGTGAGGATATTAAACAAGCTCACGCGGCTTCTATTGAAACATATATAGAAGATTACGTTGGTTACACTGGTGAAGGGTATGGGCAAATGTATTTTCAAAGAACACTAGAAGACTGGGCAAGATTTAATATAAATAATAGAACAAAGCATGATGCTACGATAAGTTCTGGACTTGCTGCTATGGCTTGTAATAAAAATAAGTATTCGCCAGTATACAAAACACAAAGGAAAAAAGTGCAATTATCTTTTAACCGATATGACAACAACGGAAGTATTTCAAAAATAATAAAATAAATGATTTATACTAATACGAACAGTTCTTTCCCCAGTCAGGTAGTACCAGACGCAGAAAAGCAAACCTTAGAATATGGTTATGCTGTAGGTAGAGCTATTGAAAACGAATGGTTTAAGGGTGATAGAGGGACTAACATTGGTGGTAGATTTGCTGGTAATTGGCAGTATTTCCATAAGTTAAGATTATACGCTAGAGGAGAACAATCTGTTCAAAAATACAAAGATGAGTTATCTATAAACGGTGACTTAAGCTACTTAAACCTAGACTGGAAACCTGTAGCTGTTCTATCTAAGTTTGTTGATATTGTTGTCAACGGTATGACAGATAAAGGTTACGAAATAAAATCATTTGCATCAGATCCTTTCGCTGTAAAAGAAAGAACACAACATGCCACTGATTTAGCTGAAGATGCTTTTTCTCAGGATTTAATACAAGAAGCTCAGCAGAATTTTGGTATAGATTTAAGTAGGACTAATACACCTAAAGATCAATTACCTAAAAGTAAAGAAGAACTAGAGTTGCACATGCAGCTAACATATAAGCAAGCTATAGAAATAGCAGAAGAAGAGCTTATAAACAATGTATTAGATTACAACAAGTACGAAGAAGTTAAGAAAAGAGTAGCTTACGATTTAGTTGTGTTAGGTATAGGTGCTAGTAAAACTGACTTTAACCTAGCTAATGGAGTTACTGTTGACTATGTAGATCCAGTTAATTTAGTACACTCTTACACAGAAGATCCAAACTTCGAAGATATATACTATGTAGGAGAGGTTAAGAGCGTACCGTTAGAGGAGGTTAAAAAACAATTCCCAGACTTAACAGACGAAGATCTTATAGAGATACAGCGCTACCCTGGTGATTCAACTAGGACTAGAAACTTTAATGGACAGGACAGTAATAATGATAATGTTCAGGTTTTATACTTCGAGTATAAGACTTATAGTAATCAAGTATTTAAGATAAAGCAAACTGATCAAGGCTTAGAAAAAGCTTTAGAGAAAGACGACACATTTGACCCGCCTGAGAGTGATAACTTTAACAGAGTTAGTAGATCAATAGAGGTATTATACAGTGGTGCTAAAATATTAGGTTACGAAAAAATGCTTAAATGGGAACTAGCAGAGAATATGACTAGACCTTTCAGTGATCAGACTAAAGTTAATATGAACTACACTATATCTGCTCCTAGAATGTACAAAGGTAGAGTTGAGAGTATAGTTAGTAAGACTATTGGTTTTGCTGATATGATACAGCTAACACACTTAAAGATACAACAAGTATTAGCACGTATGGTACCTGATGGTGTATTTGTAGACGTTGACGGATTAGCTGAGGTTGATCTTGGGAATGGAACAAATTACAATCCGCAAGAGGCTCTCAATATGTACTTCCAAACTGGTAGTATAGTTGGTAGATCATTAACACAAGATGGTGATCCTAACAGAGCTAAAGTACCTATACAAGAATTACAAACATCGTCAGGTATGAGCAAAATACAAGCGCTTATACAAACTTATCAGTATTATTTACAGATGATAAGAGACGTGACAGGACTTAATGAGGCTAGGGATGGTAGTCAACCAGCAAAGGATTCTTTAGTTGGTTTACAAAAACTAGCTGCAGCTGCTTCAAATACAGCTACTAAACATATATTACAGTCCTTAATGTATATAACTGTAAGAGTGTGTGAGAATATAAGTTTAAGAGCGGCTGATATGTTGAACTTCCCATTAACTAAAAACGCG